ATTCGAACACCAGATCGCCGAGCGAGGCATGTCCCCTCTGAAGGAAGAATACCGGAATCCCTAAGTATAAGTGTCTGTGTGTCTTCACCTATCACCCCAGGGTAATCTCGTCGCCATTGACCGTAATGGTCACGATATTGTTCGTCCCGGCCGCGGCCTGCAGAATCTCCGCCGCTTCAAGCACGTAGTAGCAGAAGTAATCCACCACGGATCCGATTACTCCCGCAGCCGCAGCCGGTATGCTGAAGGCGCTAAGGATGCGGGTTCCCGCAGCATCGGCGCCGATAGACAGCGTGAGAGTCACGGGAGAACCCGATGGGTTCTGAACGTGAATGTGCCGAATGATTGTCTTTGTTGAAGCTGGAACGGTGTAGATCGTAGCCGGTCCAGTTGCTACTACCGCCGGTCCTGCCAGTCTTTTTGGTGTTCGTGCCATGATTTTGACCTCCTGATTTGTTGTTTCGTAATGTCTCCCAACACCTTATAGATATTGAGCCTGCGAAGCCGTCGTTCCCACTGCGTTCCCTGGGAGCCACGTCGTTAACTGCCCGACCGTGTTCACAATTGCGTTCTGACTGAGTTCGTATCTCTTCCCTGTTGCACTGCCACTCCAGGTTGGCGTTGACCAGAACGGAACGTACCCTCCACCGGATACATTGATAAACGCTGATGCGAAGGCCGGTGTCCCGCTGATTGTTACGGTGCCGCCGTTGTATTCAACCACGCCAAAGTTAAGGATATAAATGTGATTGTTCGCACCGCCGGAGATCGTATAATTATTCCCTTGGATGACAGTCCGAGAGAACACCTGACACGATATATGCGCATTCGTGCATACTCCGAAGTGTACTTGATCCAAGTTTGTGTACGACCAGAGAGTTGTATTGACGCCATACCGGCTGCCAGATCCTCCGGTCGCCTGAAGCTTCAAATACTTCAGGTTCAAAGTAGGCCCTGTCCCCATTGTGTTTTGGACTGCCGCTCCTCCGGTTCCGCCATCTATGATAACTCCGTCTGTATCGGCAACATTCCCCTGAATTGTGATGTTCCCACCACCAGTCTTGGGACCCGGACAAGTAACCGCCTCGTTATAAGTCCCGTCCAAAACCTGGATTGTAACAGCGTATCCATTGGTGTCCAGTGCCAATGTTGTTGTAACTCCCTTCTGAATGGTAAGGAAGGCGCCACCCGCGGTATTGGCTAGACCCGTATTGGCATCATTGCCATCGCCTCGAACATAGTAAGTCCGTGCGGCTGTGAGTTTTTCACGAACAGAGGGACTCGATATTACCCCGCTAACATAGGCGTTTCCAACGACGTGGAGCGGATATGTGGGCGCTGTCGTCCCGATGCCGACACTCCCATCGCCTAAAAGAGTCAGAACGTCCGCGAATGTTGCCGACCCAGTAGACAGCGAAAAGATAAGTTTGCTGCTGGCGGGAACGCCAGAAATCGACGATTGAATTTTATTGCGATAAGAAGTTGGGTAGCCACCGGCGCCCAAAAATACGGCATCTCCCAGAAGCCCATCGATGCCTGAATTGTAAAATCCGACAGCGCCGCGGACATCAAGACTATGTCCCGGCGTAGCCGTGCCGATGCCAACTTGGCCTGACTGGTCGAGCACCATTGATGCATTTACGGCACCGCCCGCACCAAGCAGGAGCTTTGCTGTTATCGCCTTGATTTGTGTATCACCTTGCGCGGAGTTGCTGAATCCGGACCCGGCGGCGCCAGCGACCCCGAAATACCCATCACCAGCCGTGCGACCGACGCCAATCCACACCGAAGTTGCCGCAGCTCCGCTCCAGACGGACAGGTTTACGTCCGGTACCGTTGCCCCGATGCCGACGTATCCGTTTTGATCGATCCTCACTCGTTCTGCCGCGCTAACGCTTCCTATGGGGGTAGTGGAAAATGTAATATGAGAGCCCTGGGCCGCATCTGTCCAGTTTTCAGAAGCGAAGAACTTCATGTTGGATCTACTACCCGTCGAGAACGCCGTGGCCCCATATCCTCGTCCTTGCAGCGTAAGCAGATTATCGTTTGCCTGAACAGCAGTAGGAACAGATGAGGTGCCTTGCGCTCTTCTACCAATAAAGTTCACGCCTACAGCACCGTAAGCCTCTACGGTAACAGCGGAAGGATCAGTGGCCGAAACGACATGAAAGTTAAACGCTGGTGAGGCTGTTCCAATACCAATCTTACCAGAAAGTTCAACAATGACGGAATCGCCAATGGTTGTTGCGGCTGTGAATTTGGCGATCGTACCCGAGGTTCCACTCAAGGCGTTGGCCTTTCCCGCCAAATCGGCAACAAGGTTTACAATATTCGATTCGTCGTGAGCGTGAGGCGTGGTGGCAGCAATTACCGGTTCTATCTCGTCGTTTGGCTCGCCATCAAGCCCAGGGGGCCCTGGGATACCAGGAGGGCCTGCTGAACCTTGTACTCCTGGGGGGCCCGGTGATCCATCTTGACCGTCATCACCATCTATCCCAGGAGCACCGGGGACCCCATCTGCTCCGGCTGCGCCGGCTCCTCCCGGGATGCCAGGGGCACCATCTTCCCCGGGATCTCCGTCCAGACCGGGCATCCCCTGAATTCCTGGGGCACCATCTTCGCCTGATATCCCCGGCACCCCTGGGGTGCCATCTTCGCCCGGATCGCCATCCATCCCGGGCGGGCCTGGAGATCCATTCAATCCGGCAGCGCCAACGGCGCCGGCAATCCCAGGGATGCCCGGGATGCCGGGAGTTCCATCTTCCCCAGGAACCCCATCCTCCCCGTCCATGCCAGGGGGCCCAGAAGGACCACGTTCATTGAATCTAATCCAATCCGCAGCACTCAGGTATCCCGCTTGAATAGCAGTCGCCTGCTTAACCGTTATTGTCGTTCCAGGCAAGGTGTGAACGGCCGCTATCCCTCCGATGATGGTCAATACGGATGAAGTAAGTTCAGACAGTGCTCCCCAGGACAGGAGGTTCTGCTTGGCGTTGAATGTCATCCAATCGACGCTTTTGAGGTACCCATCGGTTGCGGCAGTGGCAACCTGAATTGCGATAGTCCTGTTGGCAGAGAGGTCCCCTCCGCCTGTCAGGGGCCACGTGGTCCCGATCGTCCTTGTGGAAGGAACAAAGCCGGTGTGGAGAGACCCGACATAATCCAGGTTGGTGAGGAGGGCATGGTCTACCCCAGAGCCGCCACCGGCGTCAGCAGTCCCGGTAATTACGATCTCTGTCATGCCCGTCATGGGCTATCCTACTGCTGGGGGTGGTTGCGGAGATGCGTTAGGACTTCCTTGAAGCGCCTGGGGACTGACCGCTCCCCCGCCCCCGGATCCGCCCATCTTTTGCCGAACGAGGTTTATAAACAGGTCCTGTCCCTCTTCTCGCAGGTTCCTTTCGACGCTATCCACGAGACTGCCAAGATCCATGGCTTCAAACAGATTCTTGCGGTCCATGTCTCCCATGCGGCGCAGAGTGAGCTTCAGCATCTGATCAGGGACCCTGCTTGATTTCAGCAGAGATCCAGGTTGAACCAGGAACTGGAACTGGCGCCAGTGACTCTCAGGCTCGGCTCCTGCTGGGACCATCGATCCCGGCTGGTAGTCATAATCCTCGAAGGTCTTTCCCTTGTCACCAAGCATGATGATTCGCCGGGGGAGGTTGTAGAACTGGAAGAAGTTGGCGACTTGCTGTTGCCCTATCTCCCCGACAAAGTCCTCGATGTATCGCACCTTCAGTCTGATAAGGGTCTGCTGACCTTCCTTCATCTGCTCCAGGGTGTCCGCGGCAGGTATAATCCCGCGCCGGCTTAGGGCCCCAGGATCGATAAATCCGCTCTGGCTGTCCAATTCCTGCTGGGCATAGAGCATCGTCTGGAAGACAAATCCAGGAAGGATTGGACTTGGGGCATAAAACGGAGGAGCGATCGAAGCCGGTGAATACCAGATCTTGGCCCCTGGCATGTTTGGGTCCAGATTCTTTTTGACATTCGCGGAGATCGCGTTGTCGGGGGCGACCATCGGCGGATTGACTGCCTTCTTCACGGCGTCCAGGATGCCGGCCAGGATGTTGTTCATGACATCCTGTAGGGGTATCTGATTTCGAAATTCTGAAACTCCGGGCCACTGCCAGGGTACCCTGTTGAGCCTCAAGGCCGAGAAGGGGAATTGCCCATGCCAGAAGGGATTGGGCCCGTCATGGAGGACAACAGGGCCTCCCAGGATGATTAGGCGGCCTCTGGGATAGAGTTTCTGGCCAGGATCAACCCAATAGCCCCAGTCCTTTGCCATGTCCCCGACAAATACCCTCGCGTCCGACGTGTTCCTCTGATTGTCCCTGAGCCAGAACTCTCGGTAGAGAGCCATTGGGATCACAGAGTCTCGGAACTGAGAGGATGATTGGCCGAACAGTCTGCGCATCTGAGGAGACAGAACTTGCCATGCTTTGCCCCACATCCCCTGTCCGGCATTGGTCGATGAGTGGGTCATGTACTGGGAATAGGCCCGATCAATGGGTACGGCTATTCCCTTGATGGGATACTTCTCCTGAAACCACGAAAGAGGCTTCGGGACCCGATAAATGACTCCCAGGGCCTGCTGGAGGTTGTGTCCAGGGCGTATCGGGATGACATCCATGGCTCCGCAGGCCGTCAACTCGAGTTCTCCGGCGCCGTTCTTCAGATCTGGGTTCCACACCAGCCGGCCGTACCCGATCGTTAGGGCAGCATGGATGATGATCATTGCAATCGTCATGTCCACGTTCTCATTGAAAAACCACGCCCTGGCAAGCTTGTTGATGATAACTGCGTGATTCTCGTAGAGTTCGTTGCTCCCCTTGACCTCAAATGTTTGCCGGATATCGGTCAGGTAGGAGACAAGCTGGGTGAGATTTGTCCAGAGTCGGTTGGCCACCGGAGCGGCTTTGTAGCTCGGCCGGTTCACGGTCCACTGCTTGCCCATCAGGTAATTTATGTGACGGTCAAGGCTAACGATTTCCTCGTTGCGTTCGAGTTCGTCTTTGGCTTCCTCAAAGATCGATTCGCACCATCGGCTAACCAACCTGTCGTGGTCGCTTATTTCCATCGGCAACTGGCTGCCGGTCCCATCAAACGAGAACCAACCTGGAAGATTCATAAAGATTTCCCCTTTTAGAGGTTACTACATGCTGTCAATCCCCACCGCCGATGGTCGGAATAGTCTGCGGAGGCGGCGCGTCAGCATCCATCATCCGGACATGGTGCTCCGCCTCGAGTTGCCGCAGCTGTCCCGGACCCTTCACGGTGACCGGCGACCCCCCCGGCAAGATGTTTTTGGTCGTGAACGGATGAAATACCTTCATCTGGGTCACCGAATAGACCCTATCCCCGAGTTCCCCGCACCTGGGGCATGCCTCGGTCAGGATCTCATGCGGCCGGAGCGAGAGATGCTCGAAACGGCCTAAGCACTTTCTGCAAGAATATTCGTAAATTGGCACGGGTTAGAGTGCTCCTTTTCTGGTTGTGAGGATTAGAAGAACCAGTTGTTATCCAGGCCGCGCTCGATGACCGAGTCCATGAAACGCGCGATATCCAAATTGTGGGATTCCGCGACGTTCTTGACCGCATCCGCGTGCCTTTCAGGAATGATGACCTGGATGGTCAGATCCCCGCCGAGTGGCCTCGGTCCATCAGCAAGAGTCTTGGCGGCCTGCAGCCGTTCCACCTGCTCCTTTGTGTCCAAGAGCTCCTTCTGCAGGGAAAACACGCTCCCGTACATGCTCGAGGCGTCCGTGAAGTGCCCGAGGATATTGGTGAGCCGCACGAAGTTGATATCGTCTATCCCGATCCTCGCAATGGTCGCCGGATGCTCTACCTCGATTGACACAGGCGGAACTGAAGGCGTTGCTCCCGCAACGGAGTCAGGAGGGGCATCGATCGTCTTGGGCGGTCCGGGTATGTTCAACGGTTGGACGGCTGGAGGGGATTTTGGCGGGGGAGGGACTGCCGTAGGCGTCTTCTTCGGGAACGCATCCATAATCAGTTGGGCCAAACTCGCGCTGTCTGAGTACTCATGTCCCTTGGCGCATGTGTGGCCGTATTTCCCCCCGGGCTGGTATTGCATGGGTTCATAAGTCCCGCGCTCCAAATAACACAGCGGGCAATTGTCTACTGGTTTGACTTTTCCTGGACTTGGCATCGGCAACTCCTAAAGCATGAAGTAATTTGGGTTTTCGGTTTCGGCGTCGGTATACTGGTCTTTGTCGAACAACGGTGAATATTCTGTGTTTTGGTAATCCTGGTCCTTCGGCGCCGGCTTCTCATCGATCATCCCGCCCGTCTTGCGCGGTCTCAACTGGGTTGAGCAATAATAGCAGATCATGTGGGCCATTACCGCATCGTCATGCTCCCGGCCGCTGTATCTTCCGGACCCCTCTTCCTCTTCAACAAAATCAAGCATCTCATCGATATCTTCTTCGCACCGAACGACCACGGTCCACTCGTCCAATGCCTCCCTGAATCGACCAATCAACTCCGTTTTGTTGCGCCACGTGGTCTGCCAGCCGATCCAGTTGGAATAGGCGTTTCTGGCCTTGTCCTCCCTCATCCAACGGTACCATTTTGGGTACATTAGGACCTTGACCAGATCTGAGGCAACCGTAGTAATCGTGTTGCATTCGGGGCACACCTCCGCGGTATTGTAGTAATAGCCGATTGCGGCGATGATCCTGGCAAAGAGTGTCGGTGGGCTGTGCCCGTGCCAGCGTGCCACCTGTCTCAGTGGCTTATTGATGTCGTCTGGGATAGCGTACACCTGGGCGCATGCGAAGTCGCCACCCTCTATTCCCATTGACGGATCTGCCGCAACGTAATAGGTGGCGCCCTTCTGAGGGTCTTCCCACAATCTGAACTTT